ACGTTGACACCGTCCCAGACACAGAGGATGGTTTTCGGTGATATGCTACACCATTTGCCATCAGTCGATCCAGAGTTCAGGGCGATGCGTGACCAGTTTAGAGGGACGATAACACCGGAGCAAGATGCTATTGACCGAGGGGCATACCAACGAGGTGTTGAGCGGTATGGCGAGGACAGGCCATACGATAAATGGATGGACGTGTCTAGGCTTGACGCTTATTTGCGTGGCCATTTAGCCCCTGACGATAATAATGAGTGGGCTGGCAGTTACACCCCAAGCAACTGGAAATACTGGGGAATATGAAGGATTTGTTGCGGCAACCACCAGCTAAAGGGTTATTAAATGACTAAAGATGAAGAGATCGCAAGGGGTAATACCGCCAAGCGAATACTTAAAGAAGAACTGTTACACGAAATATTTGAAGAACATCAGAAACGATATGTTATGGAGTGGACTAATACTCCAGTCCGAGATACGGAGGGGCGTGAGAAGTTATGGTACTTGCTCACTGCTCTCAATGAGGTGAAGTCAGCTTTGCTGTCATACGCCGAAACCGGAAAGATGGCAGAGATAGAACTCCACAGGAAAGATCAAGAGGAGAAAGCTACTGGCTTGAAACGGTTTAATAAGAATTTATTTTAGGAGTTTTTATGCCGACCAAGGAAACAGTCGCCGCAGAACCAAGTGTAAATGCTAATTCAGGTATTTTTGGTAGTTATGATGATGTGTCAAGTGCCGCAAAGAAAATTGAAGATTTAGCCGCACCAGAAGAATATGTAGAGAAAGATAAACGGCCCGATCATGAGACTGCTCCTCAAGATGGGACAACCGAAGAAGAGGGTAAAGAGCGTGAAGATACCAGCGAGGAGCAACCCGAAGAGGAAGCTCAAGTTGAGGTAGAGGCCGAAGGTTCAGAAGGGGACCCCGATTACTACGCTGTCAAGATTGACGGTGAGGAGATGGAGGTAACTCTGGATGAGTTGACAAGCAATTACCAGAAAGGAACAGACTATACCAAGAAGACTCAGAAGCTAGCCGATGAAAACCGGAAAGTTGCTGACATGCAGAACTACTTGGTCCAGCAGAGTCACGCTTACACTAATCAGCTTGAAACGCTAAGGGACAACCTTAATCGTGAAGTAGAGAGTAAGTATGAACCTGCTGAAATGGAGCGTTTGCGAGTAGAAGAACCTATGGAGTATTTTGCCCGTAGGGATGACATGCGAGAGTTAGAGAATCATCAACGGCAAGTAAACGATGCAATACAGGCTGAGACACGTAGCCAACAGGCTGTATTGCAACAAAATCAAGCCGAACATTTGAGACTAGAGCAAGAGAAACTTTTGACCGCTATCCCTGAGTGGGCTGACGGTGCAAAAGGAAAAGAGATGCGAAATGAGTTGCGTACTTATGGGATATCTCAAGGGTTCAAAGAGGAAGAGATGGATACGGTCACTGACCATCGTTCGATCTTGATACTAAGGGACGCTATGCTTTACAATAAAATGAAAGATTCTACTGACATCAAAGCTAAACAGGTTCGCAAAGCACCAAAGGTAAGGAAAACAAAGGCGGCCGACATGCGGAAGTTGAGCAAGTCGGAAACGCAACAACGCAAACGTCAACAACTCAAACATAGTGGAGCCACGGAAGATGCGGCGAGGCTATTGTATGAGATGGATTTATAGGAGAGCATAATGGCTCAAGTATCGAATACTTTCGATAGTTATGATTCGATTGGGAATAGAGAGGACTTAAGTGATGTCATTTATGACATTAGTCCAGTAGATACCCCTTTCATGAGTAACATCGGAAGAACCAAGGCAACAAACACTCTGCACGAATGGCAGGTAGATTCTCTTGCCGCTCATAGTGCGGATAACAGTGTTATCGAAGGTGATGACGCTACCAATGACGCAGTATCTGCGACCTCACGTTACAAGAACTACACTCAGATTTCTGATAAAGTAGTTGTTGTTTCCGGTACGCAGGAAGTTATTAACAAGGCTGGACGTAAATCGGAAGTAGCTTACCAAGTTGCTAAACGTGGTCGAGAGCTTAAACGTGACATGGAAGCACGTCTTACATGTCAACAGGGTGCTATTGTAGGTAACTCTACCTTGGCCCAAGAGTGTGCTGGATTGGAAACTTTCCTTTCCCAGAACATTAATACTCATGGATCAGGCGGGGCAACGGATGATGGTTGGAGAACGACTCCGGGTTATCCTGATAATGATGTCACGGATGGGTCACAGGTTGCTTTCACCGAAACCATGTTGAAGGCTAACATGCAGGCTACTTATACGGCCGGTGGAAACCCTGACTGTCTGATGGTGGGCCCATACAACAAACGTGTTGTATCTGGGTTCTCTGGTATCGCTACTCTGTATCGTGACCAGAAGAAGGTAGGACCTGCACAGATCATCGGTGCCGCTGACATTTATGTTAGTGACTTTGGTGAACTACAGGTTGTGCCAAACCGTTTCCAGAGAGATCGCACAGCGTTCTTTTTGGACAAACAGTATTGGGCAGTTGCTTATCTGCGACCGTTCCAAGTTAAACCGTTGTCACGAACTGGTGATGCGGAGAAACGTCAGATGTTGGTAGAATACACTCTGGAAGCACGTAATCCAGAGGCTTCTGCTAAGTCACCTGACTTATCAACTAGCTAAACGGATGCCCCCTTCGGGGGGCTATCTTTTGGAGGGTTTATGAATTGTTTGCATAAATACAACTGGGTACTGTGGGGCATAATGCTTATTGGCGGTATCTATCATCACTTTATTTGAGGAATAGACAATGGCTTTATGGAGTGAATTAGCGGCCACATTAGATTGGGATAGAGCCGTTGGCGTGTGGTCAGCCCCAATTGATGCACCAAATGTATCACGTATTGCTAGCGAGGCTGGTGTTACCGCTGAAGCCCTTGGCGTTGCTGTAGACTTAAGTGACTGGGAAGAGGGACTGATGTACACTATCGCAGTTGAAAACAGTGGCTCCGGCTCTATTATAGTTGGGTTTGAAGGATCTCCAGATCGTGGTATGACTTGGATGGACCATACTACACAAGCATCTGTTTCCGCTTCTGGTAATACACTGACCAAATTAACCCAAATCCCAAGACGTGGCAGAATCCATATGGACGCCACTGGCACTACAGATTGGGACATTACAGTATACTTTGAGGGGACCAAGAAGAGGGTTGGTAGAGGAGTTTAAATGGCAGAGAAGAAAATAGATGGTGAGTGGTCCGGCGACATACTACGCAACTACTGGTATGACGACGTAGAGGATACACTACATATGGAAAATAAACAGGATATTGAACCTATCCTAGAGCATAACAAGTATCAGCGTGATGCTTGGGAAAGCCGAAGGATGTCTGGCATGGGTGAGTTCCATAAGGTTGCAAGTATACCATTAGTTGTAGTTGAGCAGTTGATGAGAGAGGGTATTTGGAATGACCCGCCAGCTTTTAAGAAGTGGCTTAAGCAGAGTCAGAACGTAGTTTTTAGAACCTCAACAGCGGTATTATAATGTCAATCAACTCATATGATGAGTTAAAAACAGCAGTAGCTAACTGGACCGATAGAGATGATTTAGCCTCTAGGATTCCAGAGTTCATTATACTTGGTGAACATTATATTAACCGGATGTTACGCACTAGGCCTATGGAGCGAAGGGTCCAAGCTAGTACTGTAAGCGGTACCAGTTATTATGGATTGCCACCCAGATATAGACAAATGCGTCACATGAAGNTGTTAACCTCTCCAACAACCGACCTAGAGTATGTAACACCAGAAAGGCTGGACACTATGTATGCTGGTAGTACNAGTGGTAAGCCACGGGTTTATACGGTAATTGGTGACGAAATAAGGTTAGCACCTACACCGGACGGGGCCTATACGATGGAGATGCTTTATTACCAAGCGTTTGAGGCATTGTCGGATTCTAACACAAGTAACTGGTTGATGGAGGAAGCTCAAGACTTACTCTTATCGGCTACATTGAGTGAGTTAGGGCCTTTTATTAGAGACGAGAAAGCAGTGATGTATTGGACACAAAAACGTGATGCAATTATCGTGCAGTTAACTACTGAAGACAGNAGGGACCGACATTCCGGTTCTGCTTTATCCATTAGGACTGAATACGGTTCACCNTAATGAGTATTTGGACAGAAATATATGCAGAAGAGAGATGGACTTCCGTTTCTAGCACTTGGGCTACGAATGCTAGTAATTGGAGAACTGACCAAACTGAATGGTCAGTAGGTTCGCTAACTTGGGCTGGGGCTACTAGACCATGGAGCGAGTATGTCACCGAATGGGGATAGATTTACCCATTCATTTTGAGTGGAGTTTGAGGAGAGGCCTCAAAGGTTTTTTGCTTTTTTCTTTTCTTTAAATAACTTTTTGAACCTCTTTTTTTAATCTACACGATATTTTGGGCGTGTCAAGCAAAATCGTCACGTTAGACGAAAAAACTTTGCAAGCCCTTTAAACAGGCTACTAAAACACACAAGTTGCAACTTGTAAAACAATCCTAGGAGAGCAAAATGGCTTTAGAAAGTGTATCATATATTGATGATTTTGTCATCACTAACCCCGTAGCGACCGATGACGTTTCGCAGGGGGATGACCATATTCGTAATATTAAAAAGGGGATAGCGGCATCATTTCCTAACTTTGCAGGAATTGCTATGACTAGCACCGAAGCAGAGTTGAATGTATTGGATGGCGTAACTGGCGGAACAACTACTGCTTCTAAAGCATTGGTTGTAGGTTCGTCTAGTGAATTGGATGTATTGACTGTAACGTCTTTGACCGCTCCCGCTATTGGGACGCTATCAAATGCTGACTTAGTAATCAGCCCTAACGGAACTGGTGACGTTGATTTCAACGTATGTTCCATTATGATCGACACTGGCGAAGGTATCAAGGATGCTGGTGGAGATGAGTATATAGTATTCACCGAAACCTCTACTCCAGTTAACTATATTGGTATTACTCAAGCCGACACTGGTGCAGGACCTATTATAGCGGCCGCTGGTAGTGATACCAACATTAATCTTAACCTGACACCAAAAGGTTCAGGGGGCGTGGTTGTCAACGGTTCTTTTGTTACCGCAGAGACATCAACGAGAAGTGGTGCCGGAGCTATTCCAGTTACCGCTTCGTTATGTGAGATTACATCTACAGGTGCTGACGCTATGACATTGGCAGATGGTGTTGAAGGCCAACATCTCACACTTCTTTTTGTAACTGATGGTGGGGATGCCACAATTACCCCATCTAACTTTGCAAACGGGACAACCATTACATTTGCGGATGTTAATGATTCCTGTGATCTAGTATTCACTAATTCAAATTGGTATATGAAGGGTGCTGGATATGGGGCTCCTGTTGTAGCTTAATTAGTTTGTGCCTTGGAGGGGGCCTAGTACCCTCCCTAAATTTTTACTGGAGTGTTAAATGGCATTAGAATCGGTTACATACATAAGCGACTTTGAAGCGGNGAACCCGCTAGGTACCGATCCCCGGTCGGAGGGTGACAACCATATAAGAAACATTAAAACTGGTATCCTAGCGTCTTTCCCCAGCATCACTGGAGCTATGACTGCAACCCACACAGAGCTTAATGTTCTGGATGGTGTCACGGGTGGCACGGTAACAGCTTCTAAAGGGGTTGTGGTAGATGGGAGTTCCAAGGTAGATATTTGGAATGTAGATAACCTGAGTTTAAACGGTAATTCTTTAACTTCCACCAGTGGGGACCTTCAATTAGCCGCAGTTTCAGGATCAAATATTACGTTACAGGATGACGCTGATAATACCAAGGAAGTGACCTTGGACATGGCTACTGTGACAACCTCAACTGAGCGTACTTGGACCTTCCCAGATGCTACTGACACCTTTGTCGGTAAAGCAACAACTGATACATTAACCAACAAGACATTAACCTCTCCCACAATCAGTACCAGCCCAACAGCGTCTGGTTCTACATGGGCTGATTTAGGTACGGTAACTACCATTGATATTAATGGTGGCACCATAGATGGCACCAATATAGGTGTTTCATCTACGGGGACAGGTGCGTTTAGCACGTTGGCAGTTGACAATATTACTATCAACGGCAACAGCATTACCTCCACTAGCGGTGATCTTGAATTAGCCGCTGTATCCGGGTCAAGCCTTACTTTGCAGGATGACGCTGACAACACTAAGGAAGTAACCTTAGATATGGCAACGGTGTCCACGGGTACAGAGAGGACTTGGACTTTCCCTGATACTGCGGGTACTTTTGCATCCCAGTCTTATGTGTCAGATATGACCAGTGCGGTTGCTTGGTCATACACATTTAATACTGGCACCACAATGTCTGACCCCGGTGCGGGTACTATCCGTTTTGATAACGCCACAGTTGCCTCGGTGACAAATCTAGCGTTTGACGCTACGACAGCCGATAGCGGGAACCCCGATATTTCAGATTTTATAGCAAGCATAGATGATGGGACCAACACATCTCATGAGGGTTTCATCACCATCAAGAAGCAGTCAACCCCATCCACTTTTGCCGTGTATGCGGTAACGTCTGCGGTTACAGATAATACGGGTTGGCTTCAAGTCCCCGTTACCCAT